AACATACTGGTCTTCAAACAAGTGCTGAATGCCTTCAATGATTGGGGCATAGGTTTCAGTCATAGCAGTCTTTGTAATGAGCTTGTCATTAATCTTCTCGGAGATGTTATATTCAAGATACTTGTCTAAGCCGGTAATAACCTTTTCTTCAAGAGCTTGAAGTTCCTGACCATATTTTTCTGTGAATTTTTCATCAAAGTATTCGTAGATATATTGTTCAGCGGCTTCTTCCAACTTCTTGCACTGTGCGTTCAACTTTTCCTGTTCCTTCATAGCAATTTTGGCACAGCGTTCTTCGCAATACTTATTGGCAAGGTCTTCTAGTTCAGCTGTCTTTTTATCAACGGCTTCTTTGATTTTTTGTTTACAAAATTCATCAGCTTTTTTGGTTAAGGAATCAGTTTCTTCGGCTAACTTAGCTTTAAGTCTTTCTTCTACTTCTGATTCAAAGGATTCTTTAATTTCCTGTAAATCTTCTGCAGTAAGAACACCGGCAAGTTTTTCAAGAATTTTATCCATTGTGATTCCTCCAATTATTAATGAACATTTGTGATTAACACAATTTATTTATAATAAAAAATTCGTCAGATTTTTAAAATCTGGGCAATAATAAAACCGTGGCCTTTAACCACGGTTTATTTAAATCGTTTTTATCTTATTATTCACCTGTTGCAATCATTTCATAAGTTGAATATTGTAATGTAACTGCTCTCTGAATCTTTTCAGAACTTTCCTGACCAAGAGAAACAGTAGCAACATTCTTAGGCCAAACATAGTAGAACTTGTATTCAATAGGTAATTTACTCTTCAATGCAGAATCATAAAGTACAACACGAACAGTAGCACAATAGTCTTTCAAGAAGTTAGATGAAGCACCACCGGTAATACCAATAGCATCAATATCGTTCTGGAAAGCGTGATTATAAAGTAAGTTTTGCCATCTGTGTAAAGCCTTAGAAATGTACATATCCTGGAACTCATCAAATTGTACTTCCAAAGTACCAGCCATAGTAGCTTTACCAGGATAAACTATTTTAGAGCCCATATATTCTGTTGAGAGTTCACCAAATTCCTTTTGAGGCAAGCTAGCAGTCTTGGCACGAAGCATAAAATCATCTGTACCAATTATTTTAGATAGTGCGGACCCACTTTCGTATTCAAAAATAACCTGAAATAGCCAGTTTTTGGCTAAATCACTTTGGTTTTTTATGGAAGTGGTGAACACACTCATGTTATTAGATAATGACATTGTTATTCTCCTTTAAACTTATTTAACATCAACAGAACTGTCCTTAACCACAGCAACGTGCATTGGGCAAGTACCAATATCAGTATCTGGTGCAATTTGTGAAGGCTTTTCTAACTTGTGTGTATGACCATCACCCAAAGGTAAAACTTCCCAATTTACAATTAAGTGAATGTGTGAAGGTACACAAGCTAAATTGGTTTCATGGTCTGGATTATCTACAAGCACATCACTGGTATAACCATAACCAGTAAGATTATCCCAGATAACATACTTGTGGTGGTGAGGACCCATCCACTGTGAACCCTTGAATACTTCAGTATCACCTGCTTCAGCAGTATTCTCATTCAATGGAGCAGTTTTCTGCATTTCGTTTTTCAAATAATCTTGTAAATTCATAATTGAAATCCTATCTATATAAGTATTTATATAACTTCGTTTATATTAGAACCCCAAATCATCACCAGAATCTTCATCAGCTTCATCACCACCTTCTTCCTTAACAGCATCAGCAGCAGCTAATAATGCAGCCTTTTCTTCTTCAATTAATTTGTCATTTCTAATTCTTTGTTCAGATGTAAATCCCAAGATATCTTCTAGGAAGAATTGACGAGAGAACAAAGGACCCATATCTTCAGAACCTGGCTTGACATTTGTAAGTGTTGGAAGGAATTGAGAATAAGCACCAACAACACCACCACGCTTTTCTACCATAGCCAAGTCACGCATACGTTCAAAGTCTGTTGCAGGAACAAGGTCAATGTTGTATATGTTTTTATCAAGGAACTTACTCTTATATCCACGAACTTGCAAATGAACGATAAAAATCTGATAGATAATATCAGCAAATTTTCTACGAAGACGCTTATTTAACTTTTGGAAACTAGCTTCTTCAAGAGTTAATGCTTCAATACCTTGTGAATATTGAGCTCCACCACCTTCAGCAGTCTGCCATCTTCCAGATGGTATCATCATAGCATCTGCTACCTGTTCACGGAACATCTTAACATCATCTAACTGACCATTAAATTCGGTAGAACCTTTGAAACTTTCAATAGTAGAACCTTGACCATCAGCATCTTGTGCCAACCAGAAATCTTCTACGAAAGCCTGTACATTGTTATTACAGTTAATCATACCAGTAACTGGGTCAATAGTTAACTGTTTACGATATTTGGCACGAAGTTCTTGCATATATTCTGGAACACGATTTACAGGCATCTTACCTGTATAAATTTTGAAAATTCTCTTTTCAGGAGCACGTGTAATACGATATACAGTCAAAGCATCTTCAATAGCACGAAGTTGGTTAATTGGTCTAATAGCGGCTTCAAGGTGACCTCTAACATCGTTTCTGTTGTTACCCCAGAAACCATAATTAGAATAAGCTATTTGGTTCAATGTAAAGGTTTTAGCTTCACCTTGTTGGTTATCTGGGTCAAGCATCTTTGTATCTTCAATAAAACCTTTTAATAAACCATCATCGTAAATACACATTGTACAGTATGGTGGTAATTGTTTAATACCAGCAACGGCATTACCTTCACTGTTCAAACAAATTTCAAGGAACAATTCAGCATCAATGAGCCAAGTATAGTAATAATACCACATTTTATCTTTACCGATAACGCAGTTAATAATATAATTGAACTCATCTCTTAAAGTCATTAATTCAGTTTCAGTAAATTTACTTCTATAAGCTTTATCAATATCAAATGTTGCTACTTCGCCACTGGCATTTTCACAACAAGCTTCATCTGCCATCATTGTAAGACATTTTCTTACAAATGGATAAAGAGCCAAATTACGATAGGAATTTATTCTTTGTCTTTTGGAAGAGAATACAGCATCAAATAAGATACCATTGGAGTCATAAGGGTCAATGGGGTCGGCATATCCTGTTCCATAACCAAATACAGCATTTCTCCAGTTTCGTGGGTCTTCACTCTTACCAAAAGAGTTCTGGGCAGCATCCATCTGACGCTGTTGAGAATGTTCCGGTTCAGGTAAAAGGAATTTGTCTGATAAAGGGTTCCAAAAACTAAAATTCATAATATCACCTCAATTAATTTGTTTTAAAATTTACGATTTTATCCAAGAGTCTTTCTGGTAGGTACATTGTTAAATCTGCTATTAAGGATTTATCTTTCAAGTTCTTTAAATCAGTATGTGCTGCAGAAAGAAATGCCCAATCTTTACAAAGTGTATCTGTTATATCGGCTATTTGTGCTTGGTTAAATTCTAATTTGGGTTGAGAAACAAAACCATCTTCATTAGCAGGTTCATTTCTATCGTCTCTTAAAGTTTCAATGTAACCGAATTTGTATAAAGTAACTAATTGTTTTAACCATTCACCATCTTCAGTAGCTTCTTGACACCAGTCCCAGCCAATATCAATTCCCTTTGTAAAATCAGACCAAATAATTCCTTCAGGCCATTCTCTCAAGATACTTTCTTGAAGATAATCTTGAAAACCACCACAAAAACCTTCAAATTTCGGAGCGAGTAATTTATCTTTTGTTTTTGCTGCTAATTTTTTGTAGGAAGCATATAAACTCTTCTTTGGATTTTCACCATCACGGGATACATTTATATCAGGTCTTTTCTTGTTGTATTTTGCCATACCCATATTTTTACGGGCAGTAAATGATTTTTCCTGTTTTCTCTTGATTAAATCCATTTTAGCTGCACGCTTGATTTTACCTTTTCTCTGACCGAGTTTACGATTTCTTCGTTCTGCAGCTGTAATACGAACTTCACGAGGTTTCCCGTTTTCGTCATACTCAACACGATATTTACCAGGTCTGGTGGTTTTCCATTTTTTGACCTTTTTATTGCCACGAACCACATATTTTACATACAGTGCTTCGTTCATCTGGTCTTCCATATACTCATTGAAATTCATACTATATTTATGATAATAAACTTTAAAATGGCTCCCACAAGGAAGCCATTTTATGTTGTTTTAAATTTTGTTAGAATCTTTTAATCATTCTATCAAAATAGTAATCTTTTGTGCTACTGTAGTTAATCCAGGTATTATCTGGTAAATTTTTAGCAAATTGGTAGAATGCAGCAATTCTTCTTTTCCATTTAGCTGAATCAGTTATTTTATTTAATTGTCTTGCTAATGCAGAGTAATATGTTTCAATGTTACGATTACATCTACGGAAAGCATCTTCAGCACGCTGTTTATCTTTAGCTTCTGTTGTATATGTTGCTACAATTTTTTCTTTTTCATTCTTAGCATCTAATTCTTTTTGTTTTTGTTCTTCTTCAGCTTTCTTTTTAGCTTCTTCTTCAGCTTTTCGTTTTTCTTCTTCGGCTTTCTTTATGGCTTCAAATTTAGCTCTTTTTTCGTCAGACCAAGGTTCGGTTTTTCCACCTTTTTTACTAATAGTAGTCAATGCTCCACAAAGTTTACAAATATCAGACCAACTAGCATTTTTAAGATATTCATATTCAATATTTTTATCAGTAGTTTTTCTATCTTTTCTTTCAATAGAAGCAATACGCCAAATACAATTTACAAGCAATTCAATGACATCTACTTCATCTATACAGTTTCCTGTAACTACAAATTCACCATTTTCAGATGTACAATGTACATCATAATCATCTATCAATGTTTTAAAGTAATAATTGAAAATTCTACCAGTTCTACCATCGCCTTCACCGATACCATCGTAAATTTGACCACGAACACTTCCAATTATACTATGATAAGCACTTTTATCAGGTAAACCGGTATAGATTTTATCTGTCTGTCTGGTACCTTCATTCAATTTGGCAGTCGTATCTTCAAGGATATAACCACATTCATTTAATATGCTTTTTGCTTCGTTAATATTCATTTGAAACCTCATTTTAATATATTTATGTAAATTTTATTTTACATATATCCTATTGACAACTTAAACTTATTTTACTAAGTTTACTATGTAAAATCAACGAGGTAACTATGTTAGAAACCATCAAAAAATATTGGTCTTATCAAAAAAAATTAAAGTTCTTGGAAAATCAGTACAACTGGTTCAATGGTAAGTACTTTGGTTCTATATTACCCAAAATCAGTTTGACACTTGAAACCGAAGGAAAATTCAACGGACGATTTTCACAAATAGTTGATTTAAAAGAAAACCGATTAATTCCAGTTGCCATTAGGATTGATGAACAAGTTTTTAACGATTATAAACTTTTTCGGGATACTTTAGTTCACGAAATGGTACATTTTTATGACAGCATCAAAAATCCTTTATCTAAAAAGGATTTTGATAAAGCCAAAATGTGCCGTGACAAAGCATTAGCAGCACCTACAAAATACGAATTTGAACAATGTTTAAAACTTTATCATGAAATACTTAATAAAGATGGCGGACATACTCATACTTTTAAATCAATTTGTCACGAATTGAATGAAGAATTTAGTGAATTGTGTTTGAGAGTTAAAGCAACAGAATCCAAACTTTAAACTTTAAAAGAAATGGCACCCGCCAGGGTGCCATTTTTTGTTGCTTTGAAACGTGTTCGGATTTTTTTACGGTTATTAACCGTGGAGGCAACAAATTTATTCTAGGTCAATAGCTTCGGCATAAAGAGCTTTAATACTCTTTCTATAAGCCTTCTGTGCATCAACATAGTCATTCAATGCAGCTTGAGCTTTACCACCGAATAGTTTGAACATAAACATAGTAAAGACCTTCTTACCAGCATTCTTGATTGCATTGAAAGCATCGCCCAAGAAACTTTCATTGATGTAGCTTTCATTTTCCTTTTCAAGATTTTTCCAACGAGCAGCCTTAGCTTTATCAGCCCAAGCAGCCTGTCTAGCTTTCATATCCTTACTAGCCTGGAACTTAGACATCTTACCTTTATCGTCTTGTGTGTAATATGTAGCCTTTAATGTAGTTGCAGGTTCCATCTTTGGCATCTTCAAAAGACCTTTTTCCAAAAATTCAGAAACGAGTCCACCAAGGAAACCAGTCAACTGTTTAGCCTTTTCAAGCAAATATTCCTTATCTTTTTCAGCTTCAATGAGTTCAGGTGATTTAAGGAGAGAAATTACTTGTTGTTGAAGATTAGCATTGACTTCGTCCTGAGAAACAGGCTTCTTAACACAATCAATAACCACACCAACAAGACCTTCTTCAGTTTTACCTGTAGAAATGAATACAGAACCACTTTGTTCGGTCAACTCATACATTTCCTTTGCCACATCGTCAATATCTTCAGCACCTTTCTTAATCTTTGCTTTATAGAGACTTTCCCAACCTTTCCAGTTCTTCAAGTCTTCCATTGTGTCTGGATTGAATACAGTATTTAACTTGTTTATAACTTCTTGAGCTCTTTCCTGGGTAGCTTTATCTTTTTTATCACCAGCAAGCTTCAAAATGCGTTCTTCAAGTTCTGCTCTACTATCTTTGATATTGTCATATTCAGATTTTTCATCAATTAGAATATAACCATTACCATTAAGATACTGTTTGGCTTCTAATATATTCATTTTTATCTCCTAAATGTTAAATCAATTTATTTTATTTATAATTCTTCTAAAATAGTTCCCAACGAATACCAATTTTAGCGTGTGGATTAACTTTGGAGTTGCTGTAATCTACACCAATCTGACCATAGAATTTTTCCTTAATTATTATTCCAGCACCAATTTCAGGAACTATATCAAAATCAAGATTAGCTTTCACATTTCCATCAAGATAAATGTTAAATAAATCGTCTTTTACAACCACAGTTTTCTCTTCCGTTTTTTCGTCTTTATGAGTTTGTGTAGTATTTTCATTGAATGCAGAATCTGCTTTGGCAACATACAGAGTATCGTGAACAGTTTTTATAACTTCTTTTTCAACAACTTGGGTCACATACTTAGTTTCAATTTGTGTTTCAATCTCAGTATTTTCGGCTTCTTTTATGATAGTTGAATCTTTGTAAATGTATGTAACTTTTGTTTTATTTGTGGTTTGTTTGCTTTGCAAGACCTGCCACAGACTGTCATTCTTTTGTAATTCATACGCATACACACTATCACTGTAAGACTTCAAAGAATCGTATCTATTCTGCTCAATACTGACAACTGTACATAGGGAGTCGGTAGTTGCTTGGGAAGCAACTAGATTTTGCGAATATTTGTGATTAAGATTAACAGCATATAGAATGCTTACAATCAAACTTATGGCAAGAACCACCAGAGAAATATTTTTTACTGTATTGACATTGATTTTCATACTATATTTATGAATGTAAACATATTTTTACACTAATACTATTGACAAACTTATAATCGTATTATAAGTTTATATTGTAAAATAAAAGGAGTTAATTATGAAAAATAAAAAAAGTTCAGAAGAATTAGAAAATGAAAGTTATATGTGGTCATTAATATTAGATGCCAGTCCTTTCATTTCTATTGCTTTTGGTTGTTTTATAATGTTATTCATTAGAAATTCATTATTGTAAATTAATTTTTACAATAATTCTATTGACAATTTGAACTTAATTTTATAAGTTTGACTTAGAAACAACAAATGAGGTAACAAATGAAAGAATTTTTTAAAGAATTGAAGGAATTGCTCAACAAATACAATATGGAAGTTGGGTATTATGACCGTGATGAATGTTTGTTTGTGAAAAATAAAACCACAGGCGATAAGTTCTGGTTTGCAGACAACGAAATCACTGTTGAAGGTTTGGAAAATATTATTTCTCAGGAGTAAAAAACAATGAAGCGTGAAGCACTGAAATTTGTTTTGGGTATGTTACCACAGGACCAATCTGTTCTGTTGGAACACAAGAATGGTGTTTATGTAATACCTACTCTGAAACAGGTTTACAAGAATTATAAAATTGTGAACTGTGCTAAAAAGGACCTTGATGTAGATAAGCTCCTTGATGAACTCATTGAACTCAAGGACCAACGAATTACTCTGATTTTTAACAAGTTCAACAGTGCTTCGCCTCACAATCGTTACACTTTCTTTCGTGAAATTCACGGCAACCGAATTGTGTATCTTAACCAAAATTCTAATATTGTGTTTGTGGTGAATACTGACATTCACGACTTCACTTATGACCACAATAATTTTGACAGAGCAATGTTTGACCGACTCTGGGTAGCAACTGTGGAGAAGTAATTATGAATTTAAAAGACATTCTTGAAAACATTGATGGTCCTTTATTCAAGTGTTGGTTTAAAGAAAATGACCGACAAGAAATCAAAAAATACGCTTTAGTTTGTAAAAAACAAAATGGCAGGAAATTGAGCGGTTACCATCTGAATTTTCCGGTATATCATAGTGTTCTTGCCACAGGAAAATTAGATTATGAATGTGTAGAAGCTGAAAAATTAACTATCACCCAATTAAATGAACTGTGTGAAATGAAAAAGAAAATTTTGGGTCCTAATGTTCGTGGTGATGGTTTGGATATTATGAATAAAATAAGTATCAGTCAAAAAAGATACAAAGAAATGTTAAAAGATTTTTAAAAGGAGTAATTATGGCTCATATTTTTAAAGAACAATTCAAAATTTTCAAGGACGCAAGTCACAAAGATTTGGAAAAGGCAATTAATGAATTTGCTTTGAACCATAAAATTAACTCGGTTGATATTAAGCTACATTCCTTTTCACAGAAAGGTACAATGTTGTGTGACCGAATTAATCCTTTTAGTGATACAGCAACTATCTATATTGCTACTGTATCTTACCAGATGGATTATACCGAAAAGATGGTAAACGAAGGTCTGCAACAATGGGCAACACAAAAAATGAAGAGTGAATTGGCAAAGCGTCAAGCTTCGCCGCGCTGGCAGTTTGAAAAGTACAATTATGTGGGTACTGGCAGGGACATTTATAAGGAAATTGCTGAAAGCATTAGAAATTCTCCACAGTACGAAAATGTACGAAAGAACCTTGAACAGAAATACAGCGAGAAGGATTAATTATGAAACCAGCAGTATCAGCATTAAATGATTGGCTTAAAACTATTATTGTTCATAAATCGTTTAATAATTTGCGTATCTCTAAATGTAGTCCACATTATGCAACCATTGAACTTGTCAATGAACAGCAATATAATTATGTTTCAAAAAACTACGATTTCACAAGAATAGCAGGCATTATTATAACAGTTGATGAAATTAATGGTAAACTAACAAATATTGTCAAATTTTATATGACTATGCCAACAGGATTTGTGGATTATAGTGCATCAGATAAATGTAGATATGAACAATTTACAAACATAACTTTAAAGAACATCATTGATTTTGTAGACTTTTTTAGAAATATGTATCGTAATGAGCATTTAACTCAGTTGTATAATATTCCTAATCACAATAATATGGGATTTACACACGATTATAAGCCATTTAACGGAAGTTTTGAAGAGTATTTTAAAAAACATCAAAAGGAATACAACAAGTTTCTTGAATATAGAGAAACCTTGTTTAACTTTTTTGAGAAAAATTCTAAAATCAATGCAAAGAAAAAAGATGTTAAAAAGGACTTTGTAAAAGGGTAAACTATGAAAAATATTCAACCATATAACGGTGTTAAAGCAACCATTGATGATTATTTGTATAAAATTAAACCTAACCCAGTCATAAATCGTGAACGGGAATTTGTAATTTTTTGCTCTTATAGTAGTCTTAATGATTATTATATTGGTTGTGGTTGGAAGTTTAATGATAAAAATTCTTGCACTGTATATTATATTTTAAACAATGAATTGTGTCATAACTTTACTGAACAAATGTATAAGAATATTCAATTAGAACTTGAACTCAAACTTAAAGAAGCTCTAGTTGAAAATCGCAAAAAAGATCTTGAACAAGACTTTGTAAAGGAGTAATTATGAAATTGCAAACTGACACGCCTATGATTAATTTGAGAAATTTGCTTGTTGCACGTGGTTTTGATGTAGAACCAGCTAACTATTCCTTAGACGTGTCGGAACGTGTCTTAAACGAATATTATAAAAAACTTAATGTAAACAAAAAGTTACTAATTTTAGCAATAAGTTTATTGACAATCATAAGTTTATTTGTTATATTTAAACTGTAACAATGAAACAATGAGGTAATCAATGACTTATGAACTTTATTCTGCAAGCACAAATGCCGGTATGGATTTGGAATGTGCACTTTCTTCTGCGAATGTGCTTCCCAATTCTTATTTCTCTTGTGTTCCTGTAGAAGGTGACCCTAATCGTTGGACTATTGATACAGACAACGAAAATTTGCTTGCTTTGTTTCAATGGTTAAATGAAAATCCAAAGGACGCTTACGCTGTTCTGAATGATTTTTCTTTCACAATGAAAAATTTTTAATGAGGTAAAACTATGAACTTTAATCAAATCGCAACCACTCTTAAGAACCTAAAACCTGCTGCAACCATCATTACTCCTTCAAATCACGGTTGCGGACTTACAAACAACATCATCAAGTTTGTTGCTGAAGAATGGAATATCACCCCTATTCCTGTAATGGTCTATGATGTTTTGACCATCAAGGAAATTTGTTGTAAGTTCACTACCAATCCGGTTTGCCTTATCATTGATGAATTTAACAAGCAACCGCTTATCACGCGAAAGTTCATCATCAACAGCCTTATTGGTGGTGAAGATGTTCTTCCTGTTGGTTCTAAGGTCATTTTGATTAATGACTGTGACAATCCTTCTGTATGGGAAGGTGGCGAATTTGATGTTGAAATTGTCAATAAGCTTTGTTCTCTTCGTTTGGACCGCACTGAACCTGAAGATGGATTTACCTTCCGAAAGGTTTGTCAATATGTTGAAAATTTCTGCGACAAGGACAAGTTGGATTATCTACTCAAAATTTGTCAGGAACAGAAAAACAAACTTCTTCAGACGGAAGTTCGTTCAATTATGGATAATCTTCACCGTGAAAAAATTGAATTGAAGGAAACTGACGAAAAGTCGTTCTTTGACAAGTAAAATTTTGTTGTTACCTCATAAAAAAACCACGGATTTAGTTCCGTGGTTTTTCGTTTTTAAATAAATGTGTTATTTCCAGAATCAATCATACACAGCCATT